TACAAGCTTACAGTTAGTTCTAGGTTGCCATACATTAGCTTCGCTCATAATTAGTACCCTACATCAGACAGTGCTGACATTCGTAATGATTGATATTCTTCGCTAAGCAATCGTAATTGACCGTTAGCCTCCTCTAACTGACCAGTTGCCATAAACACTTTTCTAGCTGCATCGTGGACAATAGCATAAGGAAACTGCTCAGCTACCCAAGATGAGTAGTCCTCTACACTTACTATAGGATTAACATAGCATCCAAGTAAGCATTTAGAGAATTGCACAGATGACCGCAGCTCTATAACTCTACCAGCTACGTAACCTATGTTAGTGTTACTACGTCCATAAGCATCTAATACTTCCTCAGGAGTTACGATAGTAAAGAATGTACCTTCACGATCATTCTCATCTTGAACTCTGCGAAGATACTTAAGTGCCCGATAATTAGGAATTAACGTAGCATAGTCTAAAGACTGAATGAAGTTAGGTTCATCGAATTCGATACCAGTTTCATGTATATCTTTAGAATAAAAATCAGACTGGTGAGCCTTTAATGTAGCTGAACGTACAGCAGATAAAGTCTCATTTACCAAGTCTGGGCGGTTAGTGATTAAATACACTTCCGCTATGAGTTCAGTTAAATTCATAAGGTAGTCCTAAGTAAGAAAAAGAAGCAAACTTAAGTTAAGTCTCTGGGTACGTTTATTTTATACTTCAGAGACTTAAGTTAAATTTATGCTTTTGGCTGAGTTTCAGTCGACGCAGGAGAAATTGCGGCTTTAGCTGTAGTAGTACCGAAGTCACGATTAGGATCAGTTAACTGCTTTTGCATCTCTAGGAACTCTGCGAAGTGCTTTTTACGTAAGGCAGCTTCAGGGTTAAGATCGTCCGAAGTCACATCGCCTGCAAAAGTGACCCCAGATACACCTTCTTTAATACACTTATCTAAGTACTCAATAGCCTCTTCATTCTGGGTAATGTACTTACTGCCTGCAAAAGAGATACGAAAACCTTTTGGAGTAATTAAGCGAACAGATGCACGAGAACTCTCATACATTTTAAACGACTCTGCTGGAGCCGAGCTAACTTTAGTTTGTAATGCAGCCAATGCTGCTGAAGCTGATTGAGTGGTCATACTTATACCTACATAAGGTTATTAACTAGGGATTAGGTAACCAGAATCTTAGTGAATTGAATTAAGATTCTGGTTACAGGAGGTTACTTGCCTACTTACTTTGTAACTTAGCCTACTGCAGCAGCAGTGAGGTTACGGATAACAGCGTTAGCAGGAGTGTTTTTAATAGTAGTAGTTAACTCAGTAGTTAAAGTACCACCTACGGCGTCGATACCGTTATCTTGAGCAGTACCGCCTTGAGTGTTAAATTCTTTGTTCTGAGTTTTACGGCCTTTAAGGTAAGCCAAGTTGAAGGTAGGTAAATCTACCACAACTGCCATTTTGCTCCAAGTAGCGTTAGTATTGAAGAGTGGATGCTCAATAATACGGAACTTGCCGCGAGGAGTAGTTAAAGTACTGAACGCTAAACCGAAGTTAGTAGCACCATCAACTAACTGGTAAGTTGCATTCAAGCGACCAATTTCGTTAATTACTAACTTAGCCGCACCACCAACAAACAACACACGCTCATTTGAACCTTTTGGATCAGTAGATTGGTCGAACACGGGATCGAGATAACCAAGCATTTGAGTCCAGTTAGTAGTAGACCCAGCAGTAAAGCTGTTAGTTACGCCACCGTAGCTAGGAGGGTAATAGCTAGGAGTTTCGATCATGTTAAGCAAACCATCCATAGTACGGAAAGGTTGACCGTTGCGAGTACCTTGGGACTTCTGACCAAAGAAGATAGCCTTTTCAATATCGGCAGCATGTAATGCAGCGCAGTCTTGACGGTTTTCAGCATCGGTAGATTCGCCGGCAATAACTTCAGTAGCTGAAGCTGTACCAGAGACGGCCCAAGTGTTACGGAAGATTTGAGTTAAGTTAGTGATACGAACAGGAATGATAAGATTCGCAGTAGGGCGCACAGAGCTTTCTTCGAAAGCGTTACCTACTTGATACATAACATCGTTATCAAGGATAGCCGCTGCAGCAACAGTACCTACGGCACGAGTCACTGTAATAGAAGTGGCTGACGCAATAGTGTTGATGATTAAGTTTTCACCAGTACGCTCAACTCGCATAATCATACCAGGTACTAAGGTAGAGTTTGAGTTGATAGTAAAAGTGGTTGCACCAGCAGCGTAACCTGCACCGTTGTCAATTGTAGCTTCAGGGAAAATCATAGTCTTAGAAAAGAAGCCGTGCTCTACTTGAGCAGCAGTTTCTTCTTTAAGCATAGAAGTTAAGCCAAACAACGGAGCATTACCGTTAGGCATTAAACGAGTGATCATTGTTGCAAAGGAAGGCTTCTGCAAACTTTGTGCAAAATTACCTGTATTAAAAATACCAGTAGCCATGTGTAAACTCCTAGCTTAAATAAGCTGGTTGAGGATAAGAAACGAAAGTGAGAACGAGAAGATATTTAACTTATTGAGCGCCCATAAAAGCCATCCAATCAGGCTCATTAACATTAGCAATAGGCGCAGGAGCAGGATTAAACGCAGCGCCTACAGTCTTTAGATAGTCATGAGTCATGCTAACAATTTCAGCATTGGTAGCATTAGGAAACTTTTGCAAGAGTTGCTGCTGGGTAGCTTCAACAATAGGTTTAACTGCAGGGTTGGAGAATAAGGGGTTAGATTCGTATAAGTGGTTTGTGGCCGCTTGTGTACGTAAGGTGGTAGGTAGGGTAGCAGACGTAGACTTAACAGCATAATCTACAGCTTGTTTAGTTAAGCGGTTACTTACTAAAGTGGATTCTACCATTACTCGCTTAGCAACAGCTCCCATAGCTTGGGCAAAGGCCGCAGCAGCTTGCTCGCCACCTTGCATAATAGCTTGTGACATCTCAGGAGTAATAGCAGTAGAGAAATCTACCGTAGCCATAGCTTTATTTAGCATCTCATGGGTTAATTCTGGAGGTGCTTGAATGCCTAGGTCAGGAGTAGTTACGGTAGGAGTTTCCCATAAATTAGCATACTCAGCAAGAGGGGTTTTTGGATCTTGCTCCGCAGCAGGTATAGTAGGTACAACTCCATTAGGAGCAGTGCCTGTAGAAGATACTGGCGTAGTAGCAGGCGGAGGAATGTTACCGGCAGGTGTAGGTTGTTGCTGAGTTTGTGGTTGCGCTGCAGGTTGAGTAAAGATGTCAAATAAGCCCATGGTTATATACCTTTGGTTATGTTAAGGGAGTGGAGGATGGTGCAGGTGTTAATTGTTATCTTGCTGTTTAATAAACTCTTCGGTAGCTTCAGAAGCTTCCAGAAGATAAGACAAGGCAGCTAAGTAACCTGTCTTATAAGCTTCCTGCTGCATAAACTCTGCAGGATTATTTGGATTGTACTCAAGTGCAAGCTTCTCTTCTGCTACTACTGCTCTAGCATTGTGAATAACTTGCTTTTGAGTTACGGTTAATAGAGAGCCTTGAATAGCTTCGTCTTCCGATAAAGCGTAAGTAGTAAATTTATTAGCTATAATAGAAGCCATTAAGGTAATACCCCAGTTAATTGAGCTTGTTCAGAAGGTTGATTAGCTGCCTCTGGGGCAGGCTTAACTTTCTGAGGATTATATCCGAACTGTGTAGGTTCTGGCATAGGGCCAGCATTTAGAGTTGCTGGATCTATACCCTTTTCAATAGCAAGTTGCATAATACCTTGCCATTGACTCACAGCTTGCTCATAAGCTACTTGCTCAGGAGACTTCTCAAAGGCTTCAATATCAGCGCCTTGAGTCTTCATGATGTAAGAGAACAATTGGCTAATGTTATAGCTGCTAGATATCTGAGGAGAAGATCCAATAACTTGCATAGCTACAGCAAAAGTTTCAGAATTTAATAACTTAGATGCAGGAACTAAACCATCGCTAACTTTAAACTCCATTACAGCTTTGCGTAACTGCACTGGATCTACTTCTACAACTTGACGTTGAGAACGATCATAGATAGTAGTACCGCCTTGATACTGAAGCAAGTCTAACTTAAGGATCTGCTTCATAGGAGTGAATACTTGATGCTCCAATAAGATTGCAGCCATCTGGTCACGTCCGTTAGCGTTACTCATAACAGACTCAAACTCTTGTAGAGTCTTATTACCTTTTACAAACTGGCCTTGGCTAGCACGATTCTGACCAACTAACTGATCGGCTAAGCCTAAGATAGTTTGAATCTGCTGCATACTAGCCCCCTGCTGATCTTCACGATAAGGGAACTGATAAACAGCTTCAGAGATATTCTTACCATACGCCGCAGGACGCACCGGAATCTTAGCAGATGGATTCGCAGAATTAATATGAGCTGCAGTTATGCGGCTAGGATCATACAGAACTCGATCGGTCACAGCACGTCGACGACTAGCTATAATAGAAGTCATATAAGACGTAGTGAGATTTTGAAAGTCCGAGCCATTAGTAGCTAATGATTTGGTTTGATAAGATAAACCATCTTCAGCAGGCTGACCTACTAGAATAGGTAAGTAGTTATGCGCATTAGTTTGAGCTTCTGCATAAATGATATGCTGGTGGTTGATAATAATAAGCTTGTAAATACGAGGAGTATTAGCTTTAGGTATACGAAGTAAGAACTCAGAGGGTAACACACGAGTATAAAGAGTAGTAACTTCATACACATCCTTATAGGCAATACTATTAGCACCCTCTAACTTATTTAATCCGCACCACGCCATCCAATCAGTTCCGCTACCTTGATACTCAGTAGTAGATACTTCAGGGTTAATGTCAGGAGTGTAATAGTTATACCCTTCTGAGTTATTATAGCTTCCAGTAGTACCAGATTCAAGAGCGTCTCGTACATTAGTAACGATAACATCAGGTAGTTCTGCTATGTACTGCTTAAGCATAATACGAGACATTAGCTCAGTGTAGCCAGCAAATTCACCTTTCTTATAAACTTCAGATGCAGGTACGCGAGGATCCACAAAGGTATTGTAAGGATCTAAGCGACGTACAGAGTTACCTTCCCACAACACTTCTTTAGGGACTCCAGAGGTAGTAGACTTAGTAACATCAGTAGTAACTACAGAAGTCACTTCACGAGTCCAACTAACTTCTAAAGGTGCGAAGTTGTATTTAAAACCATCACGAAAGAACATCATTAGTTCGCGTGCCCAACCTCCTTTAATAGCAGCTTCATCAATAAGCGCTTCTAACTTCTTAGCCTCAGCAATATACTCAGGAGAAGATACTACGCCAAACAGAGGTTGCCCAGTAAGGAATACAGAAGATTGGTAAACTACTGCAGCCTCTACTTGAGGCATAATAACAGGCACAGTAATATTACGAAAGCGGGTAGTATCACCAGAAGCATTAGCACTCTTAGCTAAAGTATTCTCTTCCGTAAGATCCACTTCACGTTGGTACTCACGATCAATCTTAGCATAGCGTGATCTGCGAATACCTCTAACTTTATTCTGGTTATTCTGCAAGGTGTTATAGTAAGCAATAAAAGCTTCGTGGGATTTCTTAGATAGAGGTAACGGAGTTGCCGCTGCCATAGTAATACTCCTAAATAGTAAATAATAAGTAATTGGTATTCCGGTCGACTTGCTACTTCATCGCTGACCGCTCGAGAGCTTACCCGCCACCTCCCTAAGCTCAAGTGGTTATTTTCTCACCGCTTCGCTAGGCTCGAAAAAACGCACTTGACTTAGGGGCCCGACGGTTGGCGGTGTCAAGCTCTTGCGCCAGCGGTGAACTAACGCGCGCCGACCTCGCTATGGTGTCGGTTCGCGGACGGTTTAGCTAACTTAGCCTTTTCTTTTGGGTTGAAACTCAATGTGGATATGATCACTTTCTAAGATCACCTCTATCCAGTTAGCTGGTATCTTATGGCGAGTGCAGTAACTTTCTGCCACTTGCTGTAGCTTAGTTAACTGCTTTGCGGCGCTAGGTACATCAGCTCGCTCCCAGATACGAACATCTGCAGCACATCCTGGAATAGCATAATGAAGACTATTAACTCCATGGCGCGCAGTGTGTTCGCTACCAGAGGTAACTACTAACTCATCCCCCCAAGCTATATAAGCAGCATCTACATCAAATAAGAAATTAGTTAGAGTAGGATGTAACTCCATCTCTACAGAAGAGTCTTTAATGCGCATGGTTATTTCTCCCCACTAGGTAGTTTAGATTTTTCTTCAGGTACGCCTAGAGTGTCTGCTACAGCATCAACTATTTCATCTATTAGATCATTGTCCTTACGCTTAGCTAGCTCACGAAGAGCTAACACAAGCAAGCGCTTACCTAAAGTTTTTACTACGGTAGACACTAAGAGCTTTGTTAGTACTGGGTACATTGTGAATACTCCTGTCAGAATTCATTATTAAAGTAAGGTACTTCTATAGCCTCAAAATCCTGAGACTCTATAATATTAGAAGCTACTATAAATTCACCGAACTCCTGAATAACTCTAGGAGCATAAGTAAGTAGGTCTAATAGTCCGTCTGTGTTCTCCCGCTTAAGTGGATTAAAGCTTGTTATTTGAGAGTGTACAGCTAACTTAGCCGCCTCATGTACATAGAGCTCTCCGCTAGCGTAAGATTTAAGCATATTAATTATTCGGTTATTCTTAGCTGCACTTCCTGAATAAATAGGTACAGCTTGTATACCTACTATACCTAACTGAGCGCAGATAAATTCGAACCAGTAACATAGACTGTACTGATAGGCGTTTGCTTCGCATACTATTAAACGGCAGTTATTAGCTAATGCGAATTTAAGAGCTACGCGAATAGTCTCCCCAGGACTAAATCTACCTTCTTCCACTTCCATTAATACCGGAGAAGCATCATGGACTTCAAAGTAACCTACAGATACAGCATCTGAATTAGCTTTATCCGAAGCAGGATCGATTATGATAAAGTTACCTGCAGGTATATCACCTTCTGAATGAGGTACAGGAGGAAGAAGGTTAAGATCAATTAGATTATTAGCTTGTACATTCTCATCATTTAGTACTTCGCTATAGAATATCTCTGGGTGACCCATAGCTAAGTCATTCTTAAACTCAGCTTCTAATTGAGCTATAGGTTGTAACTCTTCCCACAATGAAGTTCCATCCTGTAATATACCTCCTGCAATGAACTTAATCCAAGTAGGGTTTCTTTTTAGTCTACGTAGGATACTGTACTTTGTAGGGTACATGTTACCTACGAATAAGAACATACAGCCTGCAGGTGACTTAGCTTTCATTAAAGTACCTACCATCCAACGCTCTAAGTTGTCTGACTGTACTTCGCTGTCTGCGCACTCTCTGGATTGTATGTCATCCATTAACATTATGTCAGGGCGCTCATTCTTTAAGTTAAGTCCCCGCACACTAGATTCAGCACCTATAGCTGCTAAGCTTATATTCCTGCCTCTATATCCGAACTTCTTTAAGGACTGAGTATCTTTCTCTACTCCCATCTTCCAATCGCCAAATACAGCTTTTATGTTTGGCTCTTCTAACATATCCATTACATCGGAGAGGATGTTCTCTGCTAACTTAGCTGTTGCTGCCACTACTAGAATAAACTTCTTATTGGTGTACAGAATGCAAAACACCATAAATAACTTCATTAAGGTGGACTTAGAGAAGCCACGAGGTAAGCCAAGAGCTAACTGAGGGAATGTACGAGGTTGGTTTACATAAGACTGCAGCCACTCCCATACAGCTTTAAGTACAGGAGGGTAGCAGTAAGTAAATACCATTGGCATAGCTAAGCCAGCTAAGAAATCTAAATCAGCCTTAGCTAATTGTTGAATCTCTTCATTGCTGGCTCCTATCTCACTGGTAGGGTTTTCAGCACCTATTTGAGTAGTAGGTAAGGATAACTCAGTTAAGGCTGTCAGCGTAGCAGAGTTATCGGGCATACATAGTACCTAGTTTTGTAGAGCTGCCGGAGTCCAATATTCCTTTAAGTTTATTTAACACGCTGCTTGCCGCAGTCATATCCGCATGCTTTGGAGCTAAAGTAGAACGTTTAATTAAAGGGGTCAAATTAGTGTTAATTTGGGGACGGTTACGCATGTTCATATCTATTGCCTCCGGCATTAAATGGAGTCTTCTGTCAAGGCAGGGCGATTCACTCGCTTAAGTAAGTCGCTGCTGTTCATAGTCAGTAGATTCTGATTACCTGCTTGTATTACTTGATTGTCTATATTAACTGCAAACTTCTGAACAAGATTAGTAGGTAAGGTTAAGCTTACCACATTTATGTTAGTAGCTGCAACATCAGGTGAATCTGCACCTCTTCGCTTAGCATTATTTACTACAGCAATCGCTTTAAGAATGTCTGCAGTTAATATAGACAATCAAGTAATACAAGCAGGTAATCAGAATCTACTGAC